GGCTTAAATTACCTACATCTAATATCTCATCTAACCCGGTATTCATAGCAGGGAACAATGAATACATTGTAGCGTCTTTTTCTGGGAAAATTTTATATATTGCCATTGTCTTATAAGTTTACTACTCTACCCTGAATATCAGTGTTAGGATATTTTACTTCAAAAATCATAGGATCTAGTGATGGGTAAATTACTCCGTTTAACGTAGCTCCTGTTATATCGTATGCAAATTGAGAATATCCTAAAGCAGTTCCTACTTTATTTGAAAATATTAAATTTTTAACTGTTTGAACACCTTCAACATTATCTAAAACTACAAAAACATCTCTTAAAATAATAGGCTCATTAATCTGCCAGTTTTTAATAGCAAAAAAGTCTTGCATTGCCAAAATACATCTTGTAACTACCTCATTTGAGTTAAAGTTTGGAAGTACAATTATATCAAAATTAACCCCAATATTAACAATAAAAGCATCTTTAATACTAATAGAATCGTTTACCATTCTATATTGTGAAAGATAAGTAGATAAATTTTGTTTAAGAGCGACAGATGCTGTTCTTAATTTAGATTCATTATCAAACGAAAGAACATATAAATCAAGTATTGAAGCAGCCGCCCCTGAAGCTACTGATTGAGCTTTAGTAGGTTCAATATATGCTTTAGAGATAACACCGTATTTGGCGGGTAATGAAAGAGCTCTAACTAAATAATCGTCTTGAGTTACGTTACGTAATTGAGTCGCAAAGTTAGATGAAGCATTTTGTCTAAGTTCTTCTGTTGTATCCCCATCTCCACCTCCATCAGCTGCTGCGGGGTTATTAACTGCTAAAGAGTTAAATATGGTATCAGCCGTAGGTTGAGTTAAGTTAGTGTTTAAAAATTGTACTGCTCCTGCTGATATTTGGTTTATAGTATTAGCGGGTACGTTTGCACTAACCCCACCACCTGTTAAATATCTTACTGTTAAAGTAGTATTTGACGGAGCTATACCATAGGTTTTAGTAAATACAAAGTTAGAAGGAGAAAATGCAGTTGTAAGTTTATCTTTTTCAAATGGTAAACCTAAACCAACATTATCAGGATTTGGTAAAATTTCTTCATCAGTATCAGCTGAAGTACCTGCACCAAATTGTAATTGAAGAGTAGTGTTATTTAAGAAACGAGTTGTAAATCTTCTTTGTACTCCTTTTAACTGTAAAAGATAAGGTGTATCTCCTTGATATTGTGATAGATTAGGGTCATTTACATTAGTATTTTTAATAGAATCAAATACTGTGTCTTGAGCTAAATAATTTACTTCATACCAAGTATTACCGTCTGAATCTATTATATCTAGAATACCCACAATATTATTAGCTGTAATTTCTACAGTAGCAAATTGTTCTGGGGTAATAAAGTTAAATGTAGTAGTATTAATAGTAGATGATATAGCTTTTCTAGTTTTCTTTAAAAGAAAATAAACAGGATTACCACTTCCATCTACTGAATAAACTGTTACCTCAGTAGGATCACCTGAAGAGGAAACACTAAAATCAACTGAGTTTTGAATTACAAAGGATACACTTCCTGAAGATGAAGATACTACTGAAGTATTTTCAGGGACGTATAAAGAATAATCAAAATCAGGTGTATTAAGAAACGTTTTTGGTACTTGTTGGTAAAAATCTACATCAACTGTAGCAACCTGTGTTACATTAGGCTTATAACCAAACATGTAAGCTAATTCATACAAATTATTTGTTTGACGAGCATACTGTAAAAAGTTTTCTTGAATTTGGTTATCAAGATAGAATGAAAGGACATCACCTACATAGGCTGCCATCTCCATAAACATCATACCTGGTGATGATGGAGAAAAGTCATTGTAGGTTGTTGGGAAATAAGTGCGAGCGTAGTTAATTAAACTAGCCCTTAACTCGGTAAAATCCTTGTTTAGATATTGTATATTACGTCTTACAGCCATTAGTTAAATGCTATTTGAATTTCGTCTGATATAGCGGTATCTACAATATTATATTTTATAGATACTGTTATGTTATTATAATCTGGGTCTTGGAAAACTTCTAAATCTAAAACTTGTACATTAGGAAAATATCTACTAATTTTACTTTGTATATCCTCTTGTAAAGAATCTAAAGTATTAGAACTAATTTGTTCAAAAATAAAGCTTCTTAACCCACCACCATAAGTAGGATTTAAGTATCTTTCACCAGGTTCAGTTAAAAAAAAGTCGATTAAATTATTCTTAATAGCATCTTGTGTAGTATAAGTTGGGTAAAACACCCCAGGAGCATTAAAAGGTATAGCAACACCAACCGCTGTTCCGGGTTTAGTGTCAATTGGGAATATCTTTTGAGCTCCGAATGCCATTATTTTTTACCTTTTATTAAACCCATAATTTGGTCTAAACCAACGTTACCTGAGGGTAAATCACCCCCAGCCATAGCTCCCTGTGGGTTAAAAGTATTTGCAGTTACTGCATTAGCTGAGGTGAAATTAAGAGTATCTTGCCCTCTTCTCATATCACCCATAATACTTTCCATCATGGCTCTCTTTTCAGTAGCTGATTTTTGTGGAATAACTGCAGTATTTGATATGTTATACCCACCACCCTCAACAGAAGTTTCTACAATTGGTGCTTTAGGAGCACGAACTGCTTCCAAAAGGATATCTTTTAGTTCCTCTTGGATAGCTTCTCTAACTGCTTCTTTGATAAATGATTTTAATTCACTTGGTTTCATCTGTTATAAATATTGAATTTAGTAAGCTTTTAAATTGTCTCTATCAATTATTAGCTTAAGTTCATCGATTAATGTTTGATTGTTTGTTGTAAATGATAAAGGAGTTTCTAATAATGGAATTCCTTGTTGATTAAATGCTACTGCTTTTGTACGAGTAACAGTAGGACTAAAAGGTACTTCTTCTACTTCAAAAGTAAAACCCTTATAAGATCCATCATTAATATCTGCTTGAGTTTCATTATTAGCAGTTTGTATTATTTCATCAGATACAGAATCTAAAGAAGCATTAGGATCACAAGCTGAAATTAAAGCATCTAATGAGTTAAGTAAATTAATTATATTTTGGATTATTTTAGAAAAAATAGCGATAGGAATAACTAAACTATCTATTCTATCTTTTTGTTTTTGAAGTTTAGAATTACCTAAGTTATCAAAAGTTAATCTATCAGAAACATCTCCAACATCATTTATAGCAGAAACTGCTGCTCCTGGGATTAATGGGATTAGTTTGGCCGCTTGATTAAGCCCTATTTTAACATTTCTTAAATTAGATATAGCAAATATTACTACATCTAAAAAACTAGAAACCCCTGTATAAGTAGCAGTAATTACATTTAAGGTTTGCCCTACAGTATTTAATTTACCTACTATATTATTTCGTTTTTCAATTATAGATTGTAATACAGCAGGATCAGGACATGCCCCAGGTGTAAATTGAGAAGTAAGGTTAGTTATAGAGGAGGGAATTTGGTCTTCTAGTTCCGTCCCTTTTTGAATAAGGATTTGACCTAGTTTTTGTAAACCCTTTACTTTTCTATCCTCAGGAACAGAACTTAAAATCGTAGTTATATCAATCCCAGCCATTAGAGTGTTTTACTTACTTGTGATTTAGTTGTAGTTTGTAATTGAGTAGCAATACTAGCTAATTTAGGAACTAATTGAGTAGCAGCGGCTGCTACTGCCGGTCCTCCTTGTGGGGTAACTGTTTGAAGAGCCACAGTTAAAGCCTGTAATTGATTAACTAAATCTACTAAAATATTAATAGTAGTATCTCCTTTTAAAACTGGTTCTGTTGCGTTAACTCCACCTAATAACACACTATTAGATTGAATCACAGATTGGGGTGAATCAATACTAAAACCGCTTATAGCGTTGATATTTACCGTTTTTTTAGACGATAATAATATGTGGTCTTCGGTAGAATTAAATACTAAACGACCAGAATTTAAAATAAGCTGTTTACCAGCATATTCGTTTGGTTTAGTAGGAGGATTAGAAGAGTAACTAGAATAAGAAGTACTAGATACCTCTAAAGGAATCTTTTGAGTACTAGTAAAATAAACAGATGAATCATCGTTATTAACATCTTCTACAGTAGGAATCCATCCTTCATCTGTTTGGTTACCCTGACCATTACGAATTATAGTGATAGGATCACCATTTGTACCCGTTGAAGACCAAGTATTTGGAGCATTCTTCACAGTAGAACCTAAACGAATTGAGTTACCCCATCTACCTTCTACAATTTTATCTCCTTCAAATGGTAAAAGAGGGTGAATATTACCTCTTTCAACAAATGTTCTCCCTAAAAATATTTCAGTTGATTGATCTGTTACTCTTCTTACACTACCCAATTGTGTTTGAACATAGTCTTTTTGTTGTGAAGGGGGGAGTATATTAGAGTTTTGTGGAAAAGCATTATGATGTGGATGATTCCAAATTCCTATTGTGTTTATATAATAATTAGTTTTAGTAGAAGCAAACTCACCTATATTAGTATTAGGTAAAGCTAATATATAAACAATTTCATTTATTAAAGGAAAACTTTTAACTGAAGGATCTAAAGGTTTAGCTACAGGGTAAAGTTGATTTGGGGGGGTTGGTGAATCTACTAAATCAAATTCAATAGTACCTAATCCATTCCATTCACCAAATTCTTTAAATCTTGGGTGAGATTCATCTAAAACAATACTAATAATGCGTCCTGTTACTATAAGACTATTAAGTCCCATATTGGTAAAGGTCCCAAAACTATTTTGTTTAGAACTGTTAGCTACATTATTAATAGCTATTAGACCTTTACTACTAGCCATTTTTATTCAGCTTTAAACTTGCTTATCTCGTCAAGTAATTGTTGTTTTTCCTCGTCTGAGATCCCTAATGCACTTTCTCCACCTTCACTGTTTATAGCACGTTGTGCTAAAGCAGCCATCTTAATTAAAAGATCATCGTTTTTAACTCCTATTTCCATGTATTCTTTAATTAATGGAACAATAAGAGTAGCATCACCTATGTCTTCCATCATAGGCTTAAGTTCATTGATAAGGGTAGTTACCTGCTTATCTTTTTTTTGTTGGTTAGTGTAAATCTCTTCTAAAATATCTGAGAATTTTTTCTTACCAAATACTATTTTATCAAACTGGTTCATAATTATAAATACTAAGTTATTTAAAATCTACATAACCGTGCTCTAGATAATAGATATAGTTGCGTTTGAATATATCGTACAGCTGATTTGCTATTTTAGTGATTTTGGGTGTTTTAACATCAACCTGTTCGCGAATATAAATGTATAGAGCTTTTTTGTTAAATATGTCTATGTCTTCTCTTTTACGGAATAGTTCCAAAATCGCGTCTGCTATTTGAGCATCTTCATCTTTAGCGAACAATTCAAAGATATTTTCAGTACAATATTCAGTATAAAGATCTATAAAAATAGATAGTTTGTCTTGGTGGGGATCGCTTGCTGTAGTTTCATCAATAACGTACGAATGACGCTCATCTTCCTCTACCCCTTCAACTGGGGCTTTATCGATTCTACGCTTATAGTTTCGCGTGTTTGATATAATTAAATATCGTTTAACAATAGTCCCAAAATAAGAGTATGCCTTAGATCCTCTACTCTGATCGTATAAATGCATTTTAGAAAGAAGAAAGGTAATTACCTCGTGTTGAAGATCTTCAATATTTTCTACTTCAGTATAGTAGAATTTAAAAGTATGAATGATATTTTCAGTTAACTTAAAAAACGCGTAGTGAATATATCTGTGATATATTTTTTCTCTTTCTACAAGATCAGTTGACTTGTTATATCTTACAATAGCATCTTCTGTTTCTTGAGTAAAATATTGTACACCTTTTTTCTTTTTTGGGGTTATTTCACTCATAATTTAACATTGTAGGGTTTTAACATTTCGTTTAACATTTTAAGTCGCTCGAAGAAAAAACCTACTTCATCATCGCTTTTAAAGGTACCTCGCGAATCGATCTCATCAATACGCTTGGTCATAAATTCTACAGTACTACCTAAACCATTGATATATTCCTGGTAAGATATAATAGCGTCTTGTCTTTTGTTGAGCTCATCCTCATACCTTTCAGTTTTCTTTAAAAGGTTAAAGGTCGTGAATCCCAGGACCACGACCAGTATGGATAAAATAGATATAATATAGATCATAGATTATCTAATAAATTTTTTAAACCTTCACTTCTAACAGAACTAAGTGCC